GGTGGAAAAAACCGCGTACGAGTTCCTAAAAACGCGTTCTTTATGCAATCGCAAAGGACTTAAATGCCAGGGCCGCCGCCGAAGGATCCGGCAGTCCGTCAACGTCGAAACAAAAAAGCCGAGGCTACCGAACTCACGGCGCCGACCGATGTCCGCGTGCCGGCGATACCGAATCCGGATAAGCGGAAATGGCATAAGCTCACAAAAATATGGTGGCGTAATGTCTGGCGCTCGCCGATGGCGCCGCGCTACCTGAATTCGGATCGAGATCAACTCGGCTTTGTCGCCTTACTCGTCGACGACTTCTACCTTGCAGGGAACGCCAAAGAGCGGCGCGAACTCGCCGCGGAGATCCGGCAGCAAACGGCGCGCTTCGGCCTCTCGAATTGGGACCGAAATCGAATGAACTGGACGGTGACGGAAGCGACCGACAAGAAGCCGGCGCCGCAAGCCTCGACCACGCCGACCGGCACGGATCCGCGGAAGCTTTTGAAGTTCAACAAATGACTATATGTGGCTAGACATCGACGAGGCCGCGGCGCTCATCGGACTATCGCGCCGGCATTTTCGCCGCAAGTACATTAACGGTGAGAATGAACAGGGACTTCGGATTCGCGGCCACCTGTTTCCGGGTAGCAAGCAAAAGCGGCTTCGGTTCTTACGTGCGGACGTCGAACGCCTGAAGGGATCGATAGCGGCATGAGCGTGCTGATGGTTCCGGATGACCGCCGGAAAGTCTGGCCGAGCCTCGGCGCGCAAGTCTGTCAATGGATCGAAGAAAATCTTGTTTACGGGCCGGGCGATCTCCGCGGACTGCCGGCGAAGCTCGACGATGAAAAGCGCTGGCTCGTGTGGCGGCTTTACGAAGTCTTTCCGAAAAAACATCCGCAAGCCGGCCGACGCCGATTCAAGCGTGCCGGAATTTCGCTCGCGAAGGGAACGGCGAAGACGGAATTCGCGGCTTGGATTGCCGCCGCCGAGCTACATCCGAGCGCGCCGGTCCGCTGCGTCGGCTGGAAGGGTAGCGAGCCGATCGGTGGACCGGTGACGGATCCTTTCATTGTCCTGTCGGCTTACACGGAAGAGCAGTCGGACGAACTCTGCTACGGTGCACTCAAGGCCGTTCTCGAGAACAGTCCGCTTGTGAATGATTTCGATATCGGTCTCGATCGGATCATGCGGGCCAAGGGCGACGGAAAGGCTGTGTCTATTGCCGGCGCGCCGAATGCACGAGACGGTGCGCGGACGACATTCCAAGTCTGCGATGAAACCCACTGGTGGACGCTCGAGCGACTGAAGCGCGCGCATCAGACGATGTTGGCCAATATTCCCAAACGAAAACTCGCCGACGCCTGGACGCTCGAAACAACTACGGCACCGGAACCCGGTAGCGGGTCTGTTGCTGAGGCGACGTTTGAATACGCGCGCCAGGTCGACGGCGGTAAGGTTAAAGACGAGCGCCTCTTTTTCTTTCACCGGCAAGCCGACGAGCGCTACGACATCAAGGCAGAGACGCCGGCGAAGTACAACCTTCGAAATCAAGAAGCCGTCCGGGCCGCAGTGATTGAGGCTTCTGGCCCAGCTGCGGTCTGGCGCGATATTGAATCGATTGTGCAACTCTTCGCTGATCCAACGACCGACTTGGCTTACGCGGCGCGCGTCTACTGCAACCGGCTGATGCGCTCAACGCGGAAGGCGTTCGACGTTCAGAAATTCAAATCCTTGCGCGCGCCGAATCCGGTTCAGCCGGGCGACTCAATCGCGCTCGGCTTTGACGGTTCGCAGACCGACGATAGTACTGGGATTGTTGCGACACATCTCGCAACCGGCTTTCAGTGGGTGCCTGGGCTTTGGGAATGCCCGTATGGAACACAAGCAAAAGAGTGGCGCGTGCCGGCGCATGAAGTCGACGACACATTCCGGGCGCTCTTTCAGGCTTACAACGTGATTCGCGTCTACGCGGACCCGCCGTACTGGCAAAGCTGGGTTTCCAAATGGGCCGGGGAGTACGGCGATAAGGTATTTATCGAATGGTGGACGAACCGGCGCAAGCCGATGAGTTACGCGCTCGAAGCCTATGACACGGCGATCAAGGAAGGCGCGCTCTCACACGACGGAAACGGCGATCTCGCGCGGCATATCGGCAACGCGCACAAGCGGTACTTGAACGAGAAAGACGCCGATACCGGTAAGGCGCTTTGGCTGATCGAAAAAGAGCGATCGGATTCGCCAAACAAAATTGATTTAGCCATGGCCGGCGTACTATCGAACGAAGCGCGTAACGATGCGATCAAGGCCGGCGCGCTGCAATCCGGCTGGGGCCCGGTTGGGTCCTCGACGGATGAAGCGAAGCCGGCTGAGACCGAACAGAAAGACGATTTCATTCCAGTCGGCGCGGGTGAGACCTGGTGATCCAGTGGCTGCGAAAAGCATTTTCGCGGATGATCCACGCCGGCGCGGCCGCCATCTTCAGCTTGCTTCCGCGCACGAAGTACGACTACGCGCGCGAAGTCGGCCGCGGCTACGGCTCCTCCGTGGTGATGGCGCCGGTCAAGTTCATCCAGCGCGTCTTCCCGGAAGCGCCACTCAAAATCCGCAAGAAATTTCAACTCGACAGTGTGGTCGAGGATCATGCGCTGGTTCGGTTGATTGCGCACCCGAATACGCACTACAGCGGCAACGCGCTCTGGCGCGCGACAATCGCCTGCTACATCCTCGACGGCAACGCCTATTGGCTCAAAGTCCGAAGCCGGCTCCTGGGCGTCGCTGAACTCTGGTGGATTCCGCCCTGGTTGATGACGCCAAAGCACGATCCAGCGAAGAACGAATTCATCACGCATTACGAATACATGGTGGGCGGTCAGGCCGTCGATGTGCCGGTATCGGAAGTGGTTCATCTTCGCAACGGCCTGGATCCGCGTAATCCGCGGCTGGGCATGTCTGATCTCCATTCCGTCCTTCGGGAAGTCTTCAGCGACGACGAGGCTTCGAATTTCACGGCTTCTTTATTGCGCAATATGGGCGTGCCGGGCGTGATCATCTCGCCGAAGACCACGAGCATCAGTGCCACTGATGCGCAGGATGCAGAAAAGATCTTTGATCAACGTTTTGGCGGCGACCGCCGCGGCAAAGCCATCGTCATGCGCGGCGCGACGGACGTGCATCAGTTCGCCTGGTCGCCGGCGCAATTGGAACTCTCGAGCGTCCGCGATGTCTCGGAAGAGCGAGTCTGCGCAATTCTCGGTATTCCGGCCGCCGTCGTTGGATTCGGGAGCGGCCTGCAGCAAACGAAAGTTGGGGCGACGATGCGTGAACTCGTGCAACTCGCCTGGATCAGCGGAATCATTCCGATGCAACACGCCATGGCCGGCGATCTCGAGAATCAACTACTAGTGGACTTCGAAGGCAATCCGGACACGTTTGAGTGTTTCTTCGATGAAGCGATGGTCCAGGCGCTCCAGGAGAACGAGGTCGAGCGGGCGCGCCGGCTCGATATCGGCGTGCGTGGCGGCTGGATCAAGCGCAGTGAGGCGCGGCGCGGCGTCCGATTGCCGGTAACGGCCGACGACGAAGTCTACATCATGAATCCGAACATGATTCTCGTAACGCCAGATGGAAAGCCCATCAATGGAGACGACAATGAAGCTGACGAAGACGTTTCGAATCAAGTCAATTGACGACGCTAAAGGCGAGGTGTCGGCCGTAATTGCCACGCTTAACGTGAAAGATCACGATGGCGACGTCACGTTAAAGGGTGCCTTTGGTGAGCAGGAAGCGCAAATTGTGCCGACGCACGACTGGGGCTCTGTTCCGCTCGGACGCGCCGTGATCAGCGAGAAGGGCGACGACGTCGTTGCCAAGATGCGCTTCAACCTCGACATCCCGGACGCGCAGAAGTGGTATTCGGCGATCAAGTTCGATTTTGACGCGGGCAAACCGCTACAGGAATACAGCTACGGCTACGAGATCAAAAAGTCCGATAAAGGCGAATTCAAAGGGGAGCGCGTTCTGTTCCTGAAGGAACTCCGCGTCATCGAAGTCTCGCCGGTCCTGCTCGGCGCCGGCATCGATACCGGCACATTATCCGTCAAAAAGCGCGGCAATAAGGCCTGGGCCGAGGTGGCCGGCAGCTGGGAAGCGATTCAACGCGCACTGCGCAACGCCGCCAGTACAGTCCTTAACGATCCATATTGCTACCTCGAGGCCACACTCGACGACACGATCATTGTCGTCAGCATGAAGTGGGACGGGACGCAGTGGCTCGACTCTTATTATCAATTCGACTGGACGTTGAATGGAGACGGCAGCGTGACGCTGTCGAATAGGCAGGAAGTTCAACTCGATCTTGTAGTGAGCCTGAAAGGGCTCGACTACGCCGAACATCTCGACTCTGCGGTGAACGCAATCGAGCAGCTAAAACGTCGGAGTAAGGTGCGCTCTGCCCGACGCGAGAAAGAAGGCCGGGCCCTATCGCGTGCGAACTGGGACCGGTTGAACACTCTTCACGCCGATCTTGGGGCATTCCTCACGGAAACGTCTCCGGATACCGGTACAGATGCAGAGAAAGCATACGCCGCGTTCCTCGAGATTTCGACGAAGGCCGCGCGGCAATCCAACAGGAGCTAAATTCCATGATTCCAAAATCCGACAAAAAGCGAATTTGGGCGCTCGAGTGCTGCCGCGGCTACACGGCGACGCCCGTTCACAATCCGAACATGCTCTTCGGTCTCGGCTTGGTGCTTATTGCCATGCTGATTCTGACAGTCTTTACGTTCGCTGCTACGACGGCCGGCGAAGCCGGTACGGTGCTGGCGATCGTGCCAAATGTCGCGTTGATTGAGGCGCGCAAGAAACTCGAGGCGAAGCAAAAGGAACTCGAGAAGGTCTTCGAAGAGGCAAAGACGCCCGCCGGCGAACTGGATTTCCGGAAGGTCGCCTGCCTCGGTACAGGCCTGACCACCGTGGCGATCGCCGAGAAGGTGCGCAGTATGAACACCGAACTCAACGATCTCCACGATGAGTGCATGAAACTGGTCGAAGCCGAGAAGGCCGCCGGAACACTCGACAGGCTCAAGGGCCTGCGCCATCCGGATCCGGATCCCGACATGGGCGATCGCCGGCAGAAGCAAATCAAGGCGATCGGCGACCTGATCACCAACGACCAATACGTGCAGCATTTCATCAAAGAGCGGCGGAAGGACGCTGCCGGCCTCGTGATGAACTTCCCGGATCTGTGGCCAAGCGACATACTGGCGGCAGGCGCACACTTCAAGACGCTGATGGAAACGACGGCCGGCTGGGCGCCGGAATCCATCCGTATTCCTGGTCTCGTTGTCGATAAGGTCACTCGTCCGATTCAATTGCTCGACATCCTGCCGATGGGCCAGACCGGCATGGAAAAAGTGGTCTACATGGAGGAAACCACGCGCACGCACTCTGCGGCAGAAAAAGCAGAAGGCGTGGCTTTTGCTGAGTCTGCGTTCGCGCTGACGGAGCGTGAATCCAGCGTCCGCAAGATTACCGATTCGTTGCCGGTCACGGATGAACAGTTGGAAGATGTGCCGTTCGTATCCAGCTACGTCAACGGCCGCCTCACCTTCGGCCTGCGGCAGCGCCTGGATACGCAGGTGCTCATCGGTGACGGCAGCGCGCCGAACCTGCGCGGCATCAAGAATATCGTTGGGATCCAGACTCAGGCAAAGGGCGCCGATCCGATTCCGGACGCGTTCTTCAAGGCCATGACGAAGCTGCGGGTGACGGGCCGGGTCATGCCCACGCATCACATTATTCATCCGACCAATTGGGAATCCGTGCGTTTGCTGCGAACGGCGGACGGCATCTACATTTGGGGCAATCCATCGGAAGCAGGCCCGGAACGTATGTGGGGTTTGCAAGTCGTGCAATGCGACATCGATTCGGCCGGCACCGGCTATGTGATCTCGGCCTTGCCGCAGTGGATGTCTCTGTTTGAGCGCCGCGGCATCGATGTGCAGGTCGGCTACGTTGGCGATCAATTCAAGGAAGGCAAGCGAACGATCCGCGCTGACATGCGCGATGCGTTCGTCGTTTTCCGTCCTGCGGCAATTTGTAGTGTGACCGGTCTCTAATCGCTGTCGTTCTTCATCAAAAAGGGGTGGGCCTTCCACCCCTTTTTCCTTTTGGGAAAGGAGTCAAGTCCATGCCAGTCATTGAAAACAACAAGCCCGTGTTCGGCAGCGAGATCGATGGCGCTCAATTTCGGATCTTCCGCCGAAAGGTCACAATTACCGCGGCGCAGTTGCTCGCGCTCAATGCGACGCCGCGCGAGCTCGTTCCGGCGCCTGGTGCCGGCCTCGCCAATATTTTCGAAGGTGCCGTCATTCGAAAGCCTTCCGGTACGGCATATGGCGGTATCGCTGCCGGCGAAGATCTGTCGGTGAAGTATACCGATGGATCCGGGGCGGAAGTCGCGCAGTGTGAAACGACCGGCTTCCTCGATCAAACTACCAACCAGGTGCGGTTCGTCCAGGGCCATCGCGCCGCGTCTCTCAATTCAGCAATCACACCGGTAGACAGCGCCGCGCTCGTGCTGCACCTGCTCGTGGGTGAAATCACGACCGGTGATTCCGACCTGAACATCGAAGTGTGGTATCGCGTCGTCGACATGACGCCGTAACGATCTCGTGAGCCTCACACTCCACCGCCTCGAGAAGGAGCAACCCATGTCCGACCGACCGAAAGCGGACCGGCGGCTGTATTTCAACGCCGACCGCACTGAACTCGTCGAGGAAGGCGACCCACGCGGCGCCTTCCTCGCCTGCGCGTCTGGGGATCCGATACCGGAAACGACGAAGCAGGACAAGCCGGCCGAGCCTGAAACGAAAGCAAAGGACAAGGCCGAGGATAAAGCCGCGCCGAAAGTTCCAAACAAAGGAAAGAAACCGACTACCTAAGCGAGAAAAACCATGCAAACGAAAATCGTTGAAGGCATTTTCCAAGGCCAACTCCCGGGATTCAGTTCTCGAGCGAACCGGTTCAAGCGGGCGCTCGTTCGCTTTCTGATTCGCGCCGGCCAGTTCATCAAGCCGATTTGCCCGCGGATCAACTCCTATTGCGTCTACTTCGCCTGGCACGTCTTACCAATCCGTGGCGGATCCTGGGGCGATACCTTTGCCAATGACCTGCTCAAATTGATTTTGCAGGCGACAGCCATCGCCAATATTGCCGACAACGCCGCGAGCTCGCCGCTAACGCAATTGCATTGGGCGCTCCATACAGCCGATCCGCAGACCGGCAACCAACAGACGAGCGAGATCGCCTACACGAGCTATACGCGCGTCTCGGTCAACCGGACATCGGGCGGCTTCACGATAACCGGCGACGTCGCGAATCCAGCGGCGAATGTGGACTTCCCGGCCGGCACGGGCGGCAGCGGGACGGCGACACATGCCTCGATCGGCACGGCGTTCAGCGGTACGGGGAAAATTCTAATTTCCGGCGCACTGACGCCAAACATAGTCTGCGGCAACGGAATCACGCCGCGCATTCCAACCTCTAGCACGATCACCGCGAGTTAATAGCCGTGGCCGACGACATCCAAATAAACGCAGGGGCCGGGCCGGCTGTAGCGACCGACGATGTCAGTAATCGCCATTTTCAGCTCATCAAGCCAGCATTCGGCGTGGATGGTGCGGCGACGCTGGTCGCGGATGCCGCCGGCAGCCGCCTCCCGGTCGAACTCGGCGATGACAGCTCCAAGACGTTGCAGGCATCACAGACCGCCGCGACTTCAAACGGGACCACGACACGCACAACCACAACCGGCTTGGGCAAGTACTGCGATATCCAAATCTTAATCAATATCACCAACGGCGGCGCGGCCACTGGAACACTTCAATTGTTCTTAGAAGACAGTTTTGACGGCGGCACGACTTGGAACGATCTCGTCGCAAGCAATAACTTCACATTCGGCGCGCCTGTGATCACTCAAATTTTTTCAATTGCTGGCAGGCTCGCAACCACACAAGTGCAAGGGAGCGCGGCGCAACAAGAGACGCTTACTGCCGGTAACGTGCGCCAAGGTCCCTGGGGGGATCGCATTCGCGTGCGAGAAAAAGTCTCAGGCGTTAGTGGCTCGCCGACCGGTCCGCAGTACACCATTACCGCCGTCTTCAAGAGGTAAGTTATGAATCTGATTATAGAAATTCTCTTTGCAATGCTGCCGCTTCTGCCAGCGGTCGCGCCTCAAAAGCTGACAACGACTCAGCCGACGATTCCGTGTGATTCCACGACGATCACGAACTGCGCGACTGTCACCGATGGCAACCAGCACGTCAACGTCTCTGCAATTTCTGCAACTCCGAGCGGGCCACAGACGGGCGTGAACTCGGATTCTGTAGTGTGCGCAACCGATACGCGCTGCATTGTGGCCGGACCGGATGCAAATGGGGCGGCCGCCACTGGAAACCCGGTCAGGATCGCAGGCAAGGAGGGATCGGGCAATATCCGAGACCTGCGCGTCAACGCATCAGGGCGCGCCGAAGTTGATGTTAATACGATCAGCGGCGTGGGTATCGCGACAGGCAATGGCGTGACGGGCACGGGCAGCCAGCGCGTGACAATCGCCTCGGATAACACGGCGTTCTCGGTGAATCCGCTATCCGCGACGGCGCCGGTCTCAACGATGAATAGCGCCTCAGCGAATGCTGGACTGAATACTGCCGCTGCGGGTGTGTTCGACGACACTACGCCGACGTCGATCACGGAGAATAATTTCGGGTTTTTGCGGATGTCGGCGAACCGAAATCAATATACGACGATCCGGGACGCCGCCGGCAATGAACGCGGCGTTAATGTCACTGCAGGAAACGCGCTCGTCGTGGATGCAAGTGCAACGACGCAGCCCGTGAGCGGTACGGTGACCGTCGGCGCTTTCCCCGATAACGAACCTTTCAACGTCGCGCAAATGAACGGTGTGGCGGTCACGATGAATAACGGCGCGGCCGGTACTGGTGTGCAGCGCGTCACACTCGCGAACGACTCGACCGGCAATATCGCGACGATCGGCACAAGCGTCAATCCCGGCAACGGCGCCACACATCTGGGCAAGGACGAGGATACCGCCCACACGACAGCAGATAGAGGTGTCGCCATCCTCGGCGTGCGCAATGATGCGGACGGCACGCCGGCGTATGAAGCCTCAGGTGCCGATGGTCGCTATGCCATGATGGCGCTGGACCGCTATGGCGCGGTGATGAACACCGGGCAGCATCCGACACAGTGGACCTATCACGAGGACTCGTCGAGCGCGCTCACGGATACAACCGTTCATGCCTCATGTGGAACGGGCCAGTTCAACTACATCACCGACATCGTTTTTTCGACGAATGCTGCCACCGCCGCCAGCATCAAGATCGAAGACAGTACGACGACGACGATCCTCGGGCCGTACTATCTCGAGGCGGTTGCCGGCCGCGGCTTAGCCATATCTTTTACGACGCCTAAAAAACAAACAAACTCCGCAACTTTAATCTCGGTGACCACGACTGGCGCGATTGCACACGGCCTAGATATTCAAGGGTTCTGCGCACCGTAGGATTATGGCTTTTGCTGAAGAATGGAACACAGAGGGACCGAAAACCGGAACCTTACTAAATCCGATAGCGACGAATACCATCCTTGCGGCGAGCGGCTCATTGGCAGGCCGAAAGAAACTGATTGTGTTGTTGTCGGCGTCCGTTGCTGCCCTCGTTGAACTGCGCATATTTGCCGAGGACGATGTGTGGACGCAGCAGCAAGTGTTCGTGGCCGCCGGACAGCCGATCGTCATCGATCTCTCCGCTATCCCGGTGACGTTTGAAGATCCTTCGCATGTCGATGTGATCAACTGCGCGTCACTCGTGGGAACCGTTCAGGCGAGCATACTAGTGGAGCCGAACGCATGAAAAAGATACTGTTCCTGATTTTGCTGTTGGCCGCTCGTTTAGACGCGGCGGTTGCATTCAAAAGCGTCGGATCCATTGTAGGGAACGCGACGACGACGACGCTGAATATCGTGTCTCCGGGCACGGGCTATGCAACCAACGACATTCTAATCGCGGCCATCAACGGAAAGGATAACCTGCAGATTACCGCGCCAGGCGCCCAGGGGAACATGGGCGCGTGGACGATCTTTGCCGAGGGCAACAATACCGCGAATCAGAGATTCACGCTCGCCTGCGCCCGCGCCACGGGCGACGATGCAGACGGCGATACGTTTGGTTTCACGAAATCAACGGATAACAATCTACTGTTCGCTGGAGTCATCAGCCAATGGTCTGGAGCATTGACAACGGGCACCTGCGCGGATGCTTTGGATGCAACAGCGGAATCGATCAGCAATAACGCCTCAGCGGATGACGTCACCTATGCCACTTTTGATCCAACAGAAACAAATGCCTTTGTCGTTGCTATTGGATTTTACAACGAGGATCTAACAACGGCCGGTTCGATATCTGGGACTGATCCGACATATACGAATCGATGGGATCTGGAAGTGCCTACCGGTACGGACTGTTCCATCTTTGGCTACTCGGGTGCCAGTAGTGGGGCCGCGACGGGAAGCCGGACGCACTCTACTACTTCAACCGTCGATGCGATCAACATCGGAGTCCAGTTTGGATTTAAGGAAGCCCCTCCGACAGCTGGCGTCGGCTGGTTCGGAGCGGGTTGGCAATAATGAAGCGTATCGCTGCCACAGTCGTGCTGCTGTTCCTCGGCGCCGTCCTCGCCGAGGCCGCCTGCACGGGGTCCAGCCCGACGTGGACGACGACGCCGGACCGCGCGAGCTTCCAGCAGTGCGTCACAGATGCCAGTCCGAACGATACAGTGCATGTGTCTTCTGGCGCACCGGAAGTATGGTCGACGCCAGTATCGATCACGAAGCCGTTGAAGATTCTGGGTGCGGGCGTCGGGCAGACGGTTATTCAGGACGGCACGAGCGCACAAAATGGCCTACTGGTGTGGACGCTCACCGACAATGCCACACACGAACTCGCCTATATTGAATTTGAGAATGGCGGCCGGTCCACATTCAACTTCAACGGCGTCATTCGTTTCAACGGTGATGGCGCAGCGGACAGCGGCGGCGGGAATATTCAATCGACCGTCATCGTCCACCATAACGAATTTGATCACCTGGAAGGCATTAGCGTTTGGACCACAAATGCACTCGGTGTCTTCTATGAAAATATCTTTCGCCTGACCGCAACAGGCTCCGCGCATCAAGCTTTCGCGACACATCAGCCGGACTGGAAGGGTGTCGACACAATCCCCGCCATCAATGGCGGCGATAATTCCTGGTTCGACGGTGTCACGTGGGGCGGTCCGCAATTTCTATTCATCGAAACGAATACCATCATCCATGACGGCCAAGGCCGAGCTTGCCTGGATGGCACGGACGGCCAGCGTGTCGTCTGGCGGTTCAACATCATTACCGGCTGCAACTTCGTCACGCATGGCACGGACTCCGGCGGTCGGCGTCGTGGCGGCCGAGCGTTCGAGGTCTACAAAAACCTGAATTGGGATCTCAAGAACGGCGACCCGCAGTTCGTGCTCCTTCGCAGTGGTTCCGCTCTAGTGTGGGGGAATACGGGCACGAACTTTTCAGGCGCGGGAAATGGCTCACCTGTCCAACTGGATCCGTACCGGCCGACCGCCGACTTTGGTCCGTGGGACTATGCGAGCGGCAAAGGCAAATGGGACCACAACGATCCAGGCAGTCCCTTCGATGTGAGCGCGGAATGTCCAAGCCGGACTTGCGCGGTCGACTCGGTTGGAACTCTTAGTGTCACCGTCGATAATGCGAACTTCGGCGACCTGACGAACTATGTCATTCGTAAGCTGTCTCCATCCGGCGCGGATACGTGTCCAACTCGTAAAGACAAGGTCAATTGTCACTCGATCATCACATCGAACACTGGCACGACGCTCACCTTTGCGAACTCTGGCGGCCAGGGCGCGAACATGGTATTCAGCCCAGGCGACACCTTCGAAATCAACAAGCTTCGTGAAACCCTGGATCAGCCCGGCCGGGGCGCGACGACCGCTCTGATTACCGGGGGCGATGCAAACACGCAGCCCCCTGTACCGGCGGGCTGGACCGAAGGTGGTGACAATCAGGAAGACTTTCCGGTCCTGCAGTGGCTGAACACGGGCGAAGGCGGCGCCAACATCCTCACAAACAATTCTGCGCCATCCGTGACGCGAAAAAATGAGCACTATTTAGACTACGATTCATCACTGACGTTCGACGGAACGATCGCGGCCAATCGCAGCAGCATCGGTGTCGGCACAATTGGCGCCAGACCGAAGACGTGCACCACGGGCGTCATGTATTGGGCGACTGATGAAGGTGAATGGTGGGCGGCGAATGCTGGCGCCGATGGCCGGATGTACAAATGCACGGCGACGGATATGTGGACGCTCTTCTACACGCCGTACACCTATCCGCACCCACTAACGAGCAACCCACAGTTGAACCTGGAAGGCCTGACGCCGAACACTGGCGCACAGAATACGACGACGAACAATGCCGCTCTGACGGGCCTCGGCTTCCTGGGGTCAGACATGGGAGCTTCGACCCAGGTGACCGCAACCAAATCCGGCGGAAGTGGCGTCACCATCTCTGATCTACAGATTGCCTCGGACAGTGCGCTCACCGTGGATATCGCTGCGACTGCGGGCGCGACCCTCGGCGATTGGGATATCAAAGTTGTGACGGATAGCGGAACAAAGACCAGCAACCCGCTGCCGTTCACGATCACGGGGCCAGCGGGGCCGTCGGTGACTTCGATCTCACCGACAACGGGCCTGCGCGGCAATGCACCGGTGATCACTATCAACGGAACCGATCTCGACGGAATGAGTCCGAGCGTTTCGGTTAGCGGGTCCGGCGTCAGCGCTGGAAGCGTGAACGTCATCAGCGGAACGGTTGCTGAAGTCACTTTGACGCTGACCACGACAGCCGCGCCAGGCGTGCGCACTCTGACGTATACGACAGCAGCCGGATCAGACACCATAGACTTCGTCGTCACGCCGAACCAGCTCGGGCGCGGAAGAATCCTGCGTTAAATGCTGCTCTTACTATTCGGTCAATCCGGTAGCGTTCTCACTTCTACCGTTACCGTCACGACGTCCTTTGTTGGGGCGGCGATTGCAGCAGGAGAAGTCAGTACTACCGTTCCGGCAGCGACCTCGCTTGTTGGGGCAGCGATCGCGACGGGTGGATTCGCGGCAACCGCTCCAGCCGATACGAGCCTGGTCGGCGCCGCAATCGCGAGCGGCGTTCTCCAAACGACGGGGGCAATCGATACCGCTCTCGTCGGGGCGGCGATCGCGGCCGGCGTGTTCACGACGACGGTTCCAGCGACAACCGGATTTGTCGGCAGTTCGATTGCCACGGCGACATTCACGGCAACGGTTCCGGCCACGGCCGCTTTCGTCGGGAGTTCGATTGTCGCAGGGATTTTCGCGACGACGGTTCCAGCATCGACCGCGCTCGTCGGCTTCAGCTTCAGCATCGGAAGTTTCAGTGCGACCGTTCCGGCCGTCACGTCCTTCATTGGTGCAACTGCAACCGAGAATGGCGTACTCACAACAACGGTTCCCGCAATAACGAACTGGATCGGCGCGGCGATTCTTCCGCCGCAGCCGCCGATCGAAGCCCAGCTGGCGATCACGCGCCTCGTCGAGTCCACCTTAGCGATCGAGGGGCTCATCGAGAGCGAATTGGAACTCGTCAGTTAAACGATAATGCATAGCATCCTTCGCAAGAATGCGTCCGGCATCATCATCCGCGTGCAAATTGTCGAAAGCGGAACCGATATGCCGGTCGACGTCAGCCTAGCCGCAACCAAGCAAATCCGATTCACCAAACCGGACGGCACGACGGTCACGAAAACCGCCACGTTTACGACGAATGGCGTTGACGGAAAAATCGAGTATGCGGTCGAAGTCGCGTTTCTCGACCAGTCTGGTTTTTGGACGTATGAGGGCTTTATCGCATTTGCCGCCGGCTTCAGCGGCCCAACGAGCGAAACCGAATATTTCGAGGTACGGGACTGAATGGCACTCAATGCGAACGCACTTCTCGCCATGCCGGAAGCGAAGAGTTATCTAAAAATCACTTCCGAGGAAACCGATTCCGTCATTGAGCGCATGATCAACTCGCTTTCGACAGAGTTCGAAACGGCCACAGGCCGCAAGGTCAAGCAGCAAACCTTAACGGATTATCGAATCGACGGGAACGGTGAATGCTCGATACTCCTGCCGTTTGTTCCGGTCCAAGCGGTGACAAAGGTCGATATTCGTTACCGCGACGAGACGGTCTATAAAACCATCACCGACACGGCGAAGTTCGTGATTAAAGACAAACGGCTTGGCCTGTTCGGTCTGCTCGAAGATATCTTCCTTTGCGGCGAACGCAACATTCTGATCACGATGTCGGTGGGATTCCAGGCAGCCGATGTCGACTGGCCGACGTATCAAAAGCATTTCCTCGATCAGCTCACCTGGGACTATCAGGAATGGGACAAGAATATTACGGGCGTCACCTCGCGCTCGCTGCAGGACGGCAGCGTGCAATACCTGCCACGCAGCCGGTTCATTCCGAAGGTCCAGGAATTTTTAGAGTACTCGCGAGACAAACGGTTTCTCTTATAAATGGCAACTCCACAAGAAACCATCGAGGCCGCACTGCTCGCGGCCTTGCAAGCGATTAAAACGTCGACCGGATGGCGCACGACCGTTCAAACCGTCGAGTTTACCCATGACGAAGGTATCGACCTCAGCCGCGTCCAGACTCCAGCCGTTCTGATTTCGGTCGGCTCCGACTCCCCAGCGCGCGAAACATTCGGCGGCCAGGTCGGCAACGCCTTCGAGCGGCTATGGGCATGGACGCTGACACTCATACCGGGCGACTCCGTAAATCCGCGGAAGGCCGGCTATGACCTGCGCAACGACGTGGAGAAGGCTTTACTCACGAATCGCGAAGGCACGGACCTCGGAAAACGCCTACCGCTCGATCTCTCGATCGATCTCGTCGAGCCGTACAAGTTCGAGATGGTTGAAAATAGCATCGCTCAATTCCGCATGACGGTACTCATCAAGTATCTCGTCACGACGGCGGATATGTAAGGAGAGTCATGGACACAATCACGGTTGTTTATAGTGGCGGCTTTCCAGAGTTGATAACGGAAAACGGAATCCGCATCTTGCGCGGTAAGCCGGTCGCGCTACCGCGGGCGATGGCGGAAGCATTTCTCAGGGAGCGCCCGGAAGAATTCGAGAAAGTAGAGGACTGAATCCATGCCGAATGCAAAGGGATATAAATCATTCTTTGGCGCCGGCCGGCAGAGCACGCTCGGCACGGTCGTCGCGCGCACCGTCTTCTCGCGCTTCAACTCGGAATCAATCGAGGAAGTCAACCGGGTGATCAATTCCGCGCGCCTGGCACCGTCGCAGCAGGTCGTCGAACAGGGCCTGCGATTCTCGAACGGAGCGCTCGCCGTCGATGGCAACTATGAAGGCCTCGAGTATTTCTTCAAAGATCTTTTCGGCCAGGACACCATCACCACGCCGGGCGGCGCGACGAATGCGCGTCTGCATACCTTCGCGCTCACCGACGATTTGCCGAGTCCTGGAGCATCGGTCGAGATCAACAAGGGCGGCTTGCAATCCCACCTCTATTCGGACATGAAAATTCGCAGGGGTGGCTTTTCGATTCGCGCGAATTCTCTCCTGCAATGCGACTTCGAGTATATCGGCCGTATTGAAACCTTAGTGTCTGCAAGCACGCCTACGTATCCGGCCCTTCTGCCGATCGGTAGCGCGCAGCTCGTCGTGCAGATCGACGCGGTCACGGTCGGGATCAACTCCTTCGATTTCTCCCTCGATAATCAACTCTCAGGAGAAGACCGGCCCGATGCTGCCGGGCGCGACATCAAAGAGCCGGAGCGCACCGCCGTCCGCTTGGTGGAAGGCGTGATTGAACTCGACTACGATTCGACCACGCAATACAACAAGTTCAAGAACGCTACCGACGCCGCGATTACGGCCACTTGGACTGGTGCCCTTATCGAAAGCGGCCAGAACTTCTCGCTCGCCTTTAGCTTTCCTCGGGTGCGCTTCAGCGGCCAAACTCCGACGGCCGGCAGTCCCGGCGTGTTGCCGCTGCGCCTGCCGTTCCGGGCCTATGAAACGGCGGTCGGCCTGGCGAACGAAATGAGCGCGACCATAAAGAATCGCATCACCACGGTGATCTAGAAACATGATCGAGATCGAATGGAAAATCGATTTCAGCCAAGCGGGCAATTTGAATCAACTGACCAGAGATATCCGCGCGGCTGAACTGGCCGCCGCTCGAGACGTTGCTCGAACCATTACCATTCCAGCGATGCGCGGTGCGCTGTCGTTTCAAGGACCAAAGGCACCGGTCGGGATGCTGGGCACGCGAACCGGCCGAACGCGCGCCCAGATCAAAGCGAAGTTCTGGGTCGAGCGGCATAGCGGCCTAGTGAACGGTTCCATCAAGGTGCGCGGCGACCGTGCGCATATCGCACGATTCGGCGAGACCGGCACCAGGCATCAACCGGCACGGAAGATGTTCGAACTCGTCGGCCGCGCCTTGCGACCGACAATGGAACGCGCCTTCGTGCAGAGTTTCGAACGTCATATGAAGTCCAAAGGATATGCATGACAACTCCAACTCCAATAGACCAAATCCGGTCGGCATCGAGGAAGATCGTTACCAGTCCGATTACTGGCAACGAATATCTTATCCGTAGAATTGATCAGGTCGATTTCAACCGCCATCAAGTGAGCACGCTGCTCCCAGCGGACGACGCGACGGAATTCGTTGAACCGCGATTTTTAACCCGGATCATCGATGCAGTTCAATACAGCCTGGAAAAAGGGGCTGATGTCTTTTTCGGCGATGAAGCGGCGACGCCAGACGGAAAAATCAATGCAAACTGGATCGCGCCAGATCAAGGCTTCCTCTCGGATGAGATCCTGAAATTTTCCGGACTGGACGATGAGAGCAGTCGGAAACTGAAGGATCTAATAAAAAACGGGAATGGGTCCGGGAAGCCTACGCTATCGCCAGAGAGTTCGGCAGACTCCCGCACGAACTCCTCAGCCTCGGACCCTTCGACCGTAGCCTGAATTTTCACGTGTTGCGTATTGCCAGGGAAGAACGCGATGAACGGATACGACGTGTCCTTGACGCGGCCGCGCACATGAAGGCCGATCCGACGCCGTACCTACTCAGTGAAATTCTTTTACTGATGGCTGAATAAATGCCAACCGTTGCCGAAATCCTCATTCGAAGCCGCGATCAGTACTCGAAGCTGACCGACCAGGCGAAGCGCGACGTCATCGAGCTCGGCCGCGTTACGAAAGCCTCGATGGGTCAGGCAAAGGACTCGGCCGACATACTGAAAGACACGCTTGGTATTCATCTTCCGCGAGAACTGACCAAGATCATTGCGCAGTCTCGACTCGTTGGCCCAGCTTTGGCTACGGCGTTCAGCGGGGTCGCGATCTTTGGATTTATCGCAGCGCTTGGGCAATTACCAGCACTCTTCGACAAATTAAAAGAGAAGGTCACCGGATGGGATGAAGCCTCACAGAAGGCCTATGCGAACTTTCTGGAGAACAATCGCAAGGCCGTCGAGGATCTGACTAAATTTCAAGCCAAGCTGGCTGAGATTCAAGGCGGCAGTCGCGCCGGCTTGCAGGTTCAGCTTGCCGACGCCCAGCGGCGCGCAGAGGAAAATCAGCGTCTGGCGGTCAGCCGTCGTAACGAATTCTCAGCCCTGGAGCAGCAAGTTCGCGAGAAGGGCGTCCTCTTTGGAGGACGGAGCGGCAAGGAAATCATTGCAGAAGCCGAAGCCTTTCAGGAAGCCGCGAATAAGGCCGCCGAAGAAGTCCGTGCGCTGAATCGTCAACTTCAATTGCTCGGAGCAGAGGAAACGCAAAAGTCCATCAAGGATCGTGCTCAGGAAGTCGAGAAAGCGAGTAAGACGATCACGGATATCATCCGGCGGAATCAGGCCGAATTACTTGAGGCTGTCCGTACCGGTAATGATGCGCTCGCGCGTGCTTCACGTGATTATATTGATACCCTAGAAGAGCGCGGCAAGCATGCCGAAGAGCAGCTTAAAAATCTCACTTATTGGGAGCAGCAACTCTCCGACTTCCGCAATCGAACAGCGGGCGGCGGTGACGATGTCCGGGCCGGCGAGCAGGCGGCCGATCGTGCGGCTCAAGCGATCATCCGCAACGCTGAAGAACTGCGAAAGAAAAACGAAGAGTTCTTTCGAGACTTCCGGCAGGGCGCCGGCGAGGCCTGGGACGCCTTCACTTCGCGCGGGCTGTCCGCGTTGAGTCTCCTCAACGCCGCTGGCCGGACGCTCTTTCAGAATTTCGCTACGGGCTTGTTTACAGGCGCACGGGGGAGTGGTGGAGGCTTGGCCGGTTTTGCCGGTAATCTCGGCTCGTCGCTTGGTATCGGGACCGGGCTAGCGGGGTTATTCAGTGGCGGCGCCGGTGCGTCGATTGCGACGATTGGCAGCGCGACGCTGATCAATCCGGTCACGCCAGCGCTAGCGGCTCCAGCCTTCGGCGGCGGTATCGGTGCCTCGCTCGGCTTTGGTGGCGGCGCAGGCCTGCTCGGTCTTGGGGCAGCAACAATTCCGGTAATCGGCGGAATCGCTGCAGGAGCGTTTCTCCTGGGTAAGTGGCTATTCGGCCGCAAGAGGCCGGAAGCACCATTCACGCAGGACCCGAACGCGATTGAGCAAAGCCGGTCTATTTTCTTTTTCACCACGATGGCTGAGGCTGCGGACAAGTTCAGTCGCGCTGTTGATCGATTCTCTGCAAAGCCGGCAAGTTATGTTGTCGCGGAGGGACTTCCGGGCGCCCTCAACTCGTCGAATCAATTCCGGCGGAACGTTGCGGCAACAATGATGGACGACGATCTCTAGGCTGCGTAGTAGCGATTATTGTTCTCATCAAAGCATCGCTTCTTTGCGTTCTGCCACGCCCGATATTCAGGAGTTTTTGTCATTGCGTGAGTCGTGTGGTGTTCCAGGACGCGCTCTCGGTGGTAGCAGCCGCAGCTAAATGTTTTTCTGATGTTACTGACAGTGATTAAAACCATGTTGCCGCATTCACATTGGCAATGCCATGCAACAGTCTTAGGGCCGGTCTTGACAAAGGAGATAGCGGTAAGTCTCCCGAACTTTTGGCCGGCCCGGTCTTTGAAGTTGTGGGCGCGTTTGATAGCTTTGGAGTCAGCCATAATTTGTCTCCTCAACAGACAGGTTGTGGTTAGAGCCGCCTTGGTGTTCAGACCTTGGCGGCTCGCTTATTTTACCACGACAGCACATGCCTGACGTTTGGCCGATCCATCCTACCGCGCAAGAAATAGATCCTCTAATTTCCGTCGTTGTCGCATCTTTCGGTGACGGTTATGAACAGCGCGCCCAAAAAAGCCAGGCCTTCACCCACGCGGATTTGATGGGCGGCGTCACGTCGCATGTCGGCCTCTGCGCATTCAATATTGCTTACGACATAGTAAAAATGGCCAACGCTGACGCTAATCAGGAGTTCAACAAGCTGAAGGCCTTCATTGATGCGCACTGGATTGCTTCCTTCTATTTCTATAACAGCGCGGAGCGCAGCACACCGGATTTGACCGGAGCTGATACGACCGGCCGCTATCTCGTCAGAATCGAAGCTGGCACCGTTCGGTACAGGCGTGTGTTTAATAAACTACATTCAGTTTCGCTTCGACTGATCGAGGTCCGTTCGTGAGCCACCGATTGATCCGTGCCAGCTATATTCCGCCGGAGTTCCGGCCGCCGATCCTGAACGAGACACATCGCGACTGGACGTTCTTTCGGTTCGTCGAGCGCGCCGAGACGGCATATTTCGGGAAGCCGCCGGTCAAGGTCGATGGCAATGCGCGGCTCTATGTGCGTTGGTATCGCTTCACTGGACATTTTTGGCAACCCTGCGCACCGAATGAAGAAGGTGCCGAATTATTCGAGCATCCGCTGCCGATTCCGGATCGTGGTGAGTGGTGGCGCGGCAACCCGGACTTCTACGCCGTAATGACGGAGACCGGCTGGTATATGCGACACGGCTACCGGTGGGACGACATCGACGGCTATTATCAAAAGCCTTCCTTCACCATCAAGAAATTCTAGATGCCACGCGGCCTCACTGCCGGTCAGAAGACCGAACTCGACAGCACGACACTTGGCGCACCCGTTTACTGCGTTCGAATCCGGCGCAAAGACGGAAGCTTTCTGCGTTGGTCCGAACGCAATCCCACTTTCAATGACGGGACACCTTCCCAGACCTACGAAGCGCGAATCCGCAGCATTAGCGGCTTCGAGTTCGGCCCGGATGAAGCTGGTCCTATCACGATCACACTCGCGAACGTCGACGGTCAGATAACGACGCTCGACCGTGCCGAATCCTTCGCTGGCGAGCGGTGCGAAGTACTTGCCTACCTACCTGGGATTGATTCCTTCTATATCCCCTGGTCCGGATGGTGTGATGACGTTTCCGAGTTAACCGCCGAATACGCCACACTGCAAGCCTATCCTGCCGTCTCGAATCCTCACGTTCAAATTCCTCAGCGAACGATCGGTATTCCTTGCACGCATGTTTTCGGACATACCGCGTCCTGGGTGAACTTCAAAGACTTCGAGGGTGCCGAGTGTCCGTATCAGCGTGTGTCGACGGTCGGCTTCGTCGCCGCGCTAAACGGCGGAATCAATAATTCCGTGACGAGTATCGTCGGCCGATGGACTGCGGGACTCGTGAGCGCCGGCGCGAAGTTCAAGAAAAGCGATGTGATTAAGATCGATTCGGAGAAGATGCTGATCACGAATAGCCCAGCCGATCCGGATGGCAACGGTGATCAGACGTTGACGGTTACGCGGGCCTATCAAGGCACAACGGCAGCCTCGCACTCAGACCTAGCCACCATCCTCTTCGCCAATTGCCAGTACGACACGGTCGCCTGTACTCGCCGAGGGATGTATGGCAACAACACGTCAGACACCTATAGCGGCGGAAGCAAGAAGAGAAATTACTTTGGTGGCTTTCCGTTCGTCGTCGGTTGGCAGTTTGGAAACTTCCGCTCGAAGTCGGGCGAGCGCGCCAAACCGCTACGGCTCGTGTTTAGTGGCAATGAGAGCGCATACGGGCGCGCCCTGCCGCTCGTCTATGGCAAGGTCCGGATCGCGGACCCGGTCCTACTCCTGGCGAAGCCTGAAGGTGATTTCCTGACAACGCTGTGGGCTGTTGCGGAAGGCGTCCTCGCGACCAATACGACGAACGACGATCAAGCCACGCCCGGCGATGCCTATGTTAAGGTGAGCGGCGTCGAGCAGATTTTCGTCAATGGCGTGAGCCGGCACGATCCGCGGCCGGGATTCGGCATCGAGTCCTATAACGGCACGCAGGATCAGCCGGAACCGGCATCTGTGTTCATCACCGGTATTACCGACTTCTCGACGAATAACCTCGGCTTTTGGGGGACGGCTCGCGTCATCTTCCGGATCAACACAAAGAACAATCCTTCCGTCGACGTCAAAGGTCAGTCGATCACTGGCGCTTTTGAGGTTGCGTTCGGTCGAGTTGTGCGTGTCTACACTGCAGCTCCGAGCACGTTCACCCGGAAGGCGACAACGAATCCGGCATGGGTACTGATGGACGTGATGACGGCCAAGCGTGCCGGCGGCGGCCTCGATCATGAATCTCGGCTCAACGTGCAATCCTTTATCGATCTCGCTTCTCATTGCAGTGCGACCGTCACGAGCACGTTTGACGGCTCTTCTGTTCCACGCTGGAGTTTCAACGGCATTCTTGATACGCGCCAGGGATACGCCGAATGGATCCATCGGATCGCGATCGGCTGCTACTCGCTGCCGCCGTTCATGGACAAAGACGGCAAGCTCAAGGTCAAGGCGCTCAAGTCGGAAACCCTATCCGGCCTCCCGTTCTTTTCTAGCAAGAACTCGACCGAAGCCAACAGGAACATCATCTGGAACGGCAACCAATCGAGCCTCGTCAAGCAGCGTCGCTCGATTGCGGAAATTCCCAACGAGATCCGCGTCAATTATGTCGATATCTCCGATTATGCGAAGGTCTCACTGACGGTCGCCGATCGCGAAGCACAGACCGATCTCGGTACGAAGCTCGGCGATAACAGCCGGAGAGCCATTACTAAAGTCGTCGACTTGCCGGGAACGTCGTCACTCGACGAGGCCGCCCGGCTAGCGACGTTGCTGTTGCGCGCCGGCGAGTTCGGCCAGGGCGGGCTTTCGAACAATCTTAAAGTCACGTTCAAGGCGTTCTATCGTGCGGTCGAGGATTTAGAGATCGGCGACGTTATTGAAGTCGAAGACGATCTCTTGAGCGCGGCCAACGGAGAGCAGTACTTCCGCGTTACGTATATTTCGCATGAATTGCTTCAGGTGGATGATGGTGGATTCGTCTTCGCGAAGGAAGTCGAGGCCGTGCTGCACAGCAACGGGATTTACGACGATACGGCGCTGACGGTTTCAAAATACGACCGGATCGACGCACCGTATCCGCCCGATGCCGAAGTGCCGGCCGTTACCGGTTTCAGTGTTGCGGAATCGGGAATCTTTGATGCGAACAACAAGCCGAGTACTCGCCTGACATTCACCTGGACCGATCCTAACCCGAAGGACAATTTCAAATCCGTCGCGCTGCATGTCACGAACGATGACGGCGGCGGATCGCCCGTGGAGGGCGCCTGGCAATACATCGGCGACCTTTACAATAGCGGCGAGATCATCGACAACTACCCGGTTACCGGAACCATCCAACATTTCTGCGCCGTATCGCGGGCGCTCAGCGGTCACGCGATGGACGTCGGGACGAAGCTCGCAAACGGCAACTTCAAGTATCCGCGGTTCTCGGTGCTGGTCGATGGAATGACGGATACGTTGGCCGCGCCTGGGAATCCGCAAATTTTCCTGGGTAGTCAATTAGTCACGCTGAAATGGGATGCCTACACCGGCACGAATCTCAAGCTGTTCAAGGCGTTTCATGTCTACCGGAACACGGTCAACGACCTTGGTACCGCGACGAAGATTGCGACTCTCGACGGAACGCTGTTCATTGATGCCTCTGTCGACCCATCCACTACGTACTATTACTGGATCAAGGGTCTATCGATCCTGAATGTCGAAGGCACAGCCACGAGCGCGTTGACCGCAACGAGCTCCTCCAGCGCGGGCGCGGATACCGACGTTCCGACCGCTCCCACGATCGGCACATTCCTCAATTATTCATCTCTCAACACAAACGAGTATGAATGGGTCGTCGGCATCGACAAGCCAGGCGGCGCTGTGAACTGGAGCGGCGTCTATTTGGCTCGCCTGCAGGTTGCGCTCGATGCTGGCTTCACGACTCCGTTCGATCGCGAATTTTCGATCACCGAGAAGGTGACGACGCGCTTCCGGGTTAACAGCCCAGACACCTATTATTTCCGCGCGCTCGTCCGGAATTCGTTCGGCGAAAGCGCCTGGTCGAGCACGTTAGTTCGAACCACGGCAATTGCGGACGCTGCCCAGGATACGGATCTGGTGGCAGCACCGACCGTGACGATGTATATCGACACGGACACGGGTAAAACCTATCTGAGCGGCACGCAATTTGAACTCGAATTCAGTGTCCCATCGCAGCAAGCGCAGAGCTATTGGGGCTACACGATCATGGTTCATTCGGCAAGCACCTTGCCGACCGCGACCACGGATGAGACCGGAACGGGCGGCGCGATCAATGCGGGCGAGAATAAGCTCACCGATAGCGGCAAGGCATGGACAACGAACCAATGGGCGGGCAAAGACCTGGTTGTGTTCTCGACGAAGCGCGGCGGTTCGCCGACGTGGGACTACGAAGGTGTTATTTATATCGCGCCCATCATTTCGAATACGGCGACCGAAATCACCTTTGAACTGCCGTTCAACCGGATCACGCACACGCTGACGGGATGCAAGTACTACATTGTCACGCCAGGGAATCATTTCTACGACAAGATCAATCTGCACGCGGTCATCACCAATGAGGGAATAACCGCGCTGTCCGAGCAACGCAGCGCGAAACGTAAGGTCACAATCGAAGCAGGCGCGCCGCAAATGTACGCCTGGGTTGCACTCAACAATCTATGGGGGCACGGCAAAGTGACCGGCTCACCGCCCAACAAGACGTTTCTGGGATACAAGAGCAGTCAGATTCGGGACTCGGCAATCATCTCGGCGAAGGTGGACACGAACGCCATCACCGAGACGAAGATTTCGAGCAGTGCGGTCACTACCCCGAAGTTGAATGCGAATGCGGTGACTGCGGCGAAGGCCGATCTGACGGACATCTTCGCGCAGACGATCACAGCGAGCGGGACGATTACCGGGGCAACGCTGCAAACTGCGACGAGTGGCGGCCGCGTCGCACTTGACTCCACCAATGGGCTACGTGCTTTCGATACGGGCGGAACCTTACAAACTCAAATTGCTATAAGCGGAAGTAACGCAGGAAAGATTTTTACGACTGCCGTACAGGCGCAAGGCACCCTGTTGGGCCTGGGCGATTCTACGTTAAATGTAAGTTTAGTCCTGGGAAGCTCTGCGGCTCAATTCGCAATCGGTGGCACAAATCGGTTGCTTGTCAATGCGTCGGGCGTTCAAGCTCAGAACGCGATTAATTTCATCGTTAATAATGGAAACGGCCTCGCCAATGCTTCGGCCAATGCATCAATCGCCCTGCCCTCTGGCGCCGCAGAGCTGTATGGCAGCAGCGGTATCGGCCTTCAGGCGGATGGTGCAGACTCAGGCGTGAATACTGGCGTGCTGATCCAGGGTGACGGCTCATTACGCCGGGTCGCATTCGACAACTCCGATTTCGGCACGGGCGCAAAACGGTATTTGTATTTGGTCTAGGGAAGTGATCCGCCCGGTTCTCGCAGTATGGCAAGCCCGAAGCGACGAAGGTCTTCAGGGTGAGTGTTCGCCTGATAAATCAGAAATTGCATCAGACGACGTTGCGCCTCTTCGGTGCGTTGGTTGTTAATTCGTAGGACTTCTAAATCCGTCGTTGCCGTTGCGAGTTGTTCTCGAATCTGACGTTCGAGTTCAAAGTTTTCGCTGGCAACGACAATGCCGAGCGGATGTATCAACGCGGGCGTTGACGGAACGTAGGGATTTTGTCGTGGATCGCCGAACTGTGCATAGGCCGTAACGGCGATGATGACGAACAGCAAAGCGAGCACGTATCTCATAGAGAAATGAATCCTAGCAAACCTCGCCAACGAACGCAAAAACGGGAGAATGAATAAATGAAGGGTAGTCTCGTTAAGAGCCTCGACACGATGGCGGCCGTCACGAACAAGCAAGACCGCAAAGCGGAAGTCCTCGATGTGGATCAGGTGCAGGTCGTCGCGATGACCATCGACCACTTGCAAAAGCTCGCACACTTTACGATTGCTTTCGGCGGGCTCGATTCGTCCGGCAAGTTTTGGATCGATCCAGATCGGCGCGGTAACGGGGCAATCATCACCATTCGGGAGCCGTTGTTCAGTCAGCTATTTTGCGACGTTAACGGAAACCCGAACTTTGTGTTCACGCAGGAAGCATTGGAGGATTTATTTGCAACCCATCTCATTCCGGGCGCGGACAAATTCGCCTGGACCTTTGATGAATTGGAAGTCCACAGCAAGGGCAAGACAATCTTCAAAAAGGAAAAGACAAAGCAATGACTACTCAAGCGCCATTGACGAGACGCGACTGGCTACCCGCGATCATTCAGATGGTCGGCCTGATCGCGGGCGCATTCATCTTTTCACAGTCGATTGAGCACAGGATCACGATGGCGGAAGAGCAAATCAAGATGCACGGTCAGCTGATTCAGGAGATGCAGGCGACCGAGCGTCTTCTCGCAGAACAAATCCGCCTCAGTGAGCGAACACTGGAGCGCTTGGTGACATTGGAAGATTTTTTCCACGGGATGTCGCCGGATGAGGCTGAGGGGTTTATGCGCAGAAAGGGCCGCAAATGATCCGTCACCGTTCGAAATTGCGGCAGATCCTGGACCTCACATTGTTTGGAGCTTTTGTTTTCGCGTGGTGCGCGATCCTGATGCTGTTGTTAGTCGCGGGAGTGATTTTGATTATGCGGTGGGCGATATGATCGATTCCAGAAACATCGGCGACCTGGACCCTGTTGCGCAGGAAGTCTGCCGACGACATATCGAGCTTTGTAAGGATCGCGGTATCGAACTGCTCGTCACTTCGACCTGGCGTGATTTCGACGCGCAGGAGAACCTATATGCGATCGGCCGAACGAAGGACATGGACCGCTCGCCGGTCACCAAAGCTCGTGGCGGCAAAAGCTGGCACAACTACCGCTGTGCTTGGGACGTGGTCGGCTTGGTCGGTGGAAAGCCTGTTTGGAATAAGAAAGACCCAATCTGGCAAGAAATCATCCGAGCTGGTAAGGCGGCCGGCGCGGAAGCGGGCGCGGAGTGGAAATCATTCCCAGACTTTCCTCACTTCCAGGTTAAGCCGGCCGAGATGACGTTGGCCCAAGCCCGACAGCAATTCGATCAGACAGGGAGTATTTTCAGCACATGACAAAAGCAAATCCTGCCGACCTGCGCGCGTTCGGCGATGACCTTGATAAATGCATCCACGATCACCCTGACACGATCCAGCACAACCCAGACCTCGCTCGCGACGTGATGAAGGCCCGCGACGAAGCATACCGGCGACACGACAAGGTCACCGAACGGCCGCGGAGCTATGACAAGAACGGAGATTTAATTCCATGACAGACGTCAGGCCTAGTATGCGCTCGCGCAAAATTCTCGCCTTCGTCGTCGTTGTTCTCGGAGTTCTCGCTCTCGTCACCGTCACGACGAAGCTCGGCACACCGAACGAAGTCGCTACGAATGCCTTATGGATTGTGGGCTTCTCGGGCTTCTTCACGATCGGAGGGCAAAGCCTCGTCGATGCTATATCCAAATCCCGATGGTCGGCGAACGGTCACGCCGAGAAACCGAAGGAACCATGATGCTTTTATGGCTCGTCAAATACTGGCGCTTCGCCGGTGCCGGAGCGCTGATTCTGCTTTTGCTCTTCGCCTATCGCTACGCGACGAACCGCGCCTACAACCAGGGCATCGCGAGCGGCAGACTTCAGGCTGCCGAGGAAATCGAAGCCGCGAAACAAAAGGAATGGGCCGAGCGCGAGGCCGCGATTGCGAAACAACGCGATGAGATCGCGACGATGCTGGCCCGCGTTTCCACGGAGCGCCAGGCGGTTACGCGCGACCGGTCCGCGGCCGAGTCTCAATATCGGGCGCAATTGGGAGCGATCGAAGCGCGGGCTCGGGAGGATAACAGCCGTGTTTTACAGGTTCCGATTAGCGAACTGCGTCCTAGTATTCGTGCTGTGCTGGCCGAGCTACGGACAGGTCCCGACAAATGAACAGCCATTCACGCCCGATGAAGAACGCGAGATTTTACTGCGACTCTTCGAGCTTGGGGAATTTCGCGTCCGGCTGAACCTGGCTGTCGATCAGCTCGAGCGTGAGCGCGAACTCGGGGACCGGGAACGCGCAGTAGCCGCCCGAGAAATTGAGGCGCAGAAGGCATTGAACGCTGCGATCGAGCGCGAACGCGATCTGGAGCGCGACAAGGCGAGAACGTATAAAGATCTCTTCGACGCGGCGACGAAGAAACGCAACGGGATCGGCTGCCAGTTAAAGAGGATCTTTACCTTCGGACTCGCACGGTGCGGCTAAGGCCGGGAATTAAGGCCAGCCCGAGACTGAGTAGCATGAGCGTGCCCGGTTCCGGTACCGCGACCAGCGACCACGTCCCAGGCGTCCCGTTGGCCCCATAGGTTCCACCATCCTGATCTTCGAAGGCCCAGTCGCCGTGACTGGAAATTCCCAATGCCAGGTACGGGTAGAAATAGGTTTCGAAGTACAGATCCCAGTCGGTGATGTTGCCGTTGGCATCAACGGTGAACTCGGATCGATTGAACCACTCGCAGTCCGGACTTCCGTACAGGCTGCAATCGCTATCATTCTCGAAGCTGCCACCGGGACCCCAGCCGGTAGCCAGGGTCTTCATTTTCCACCAAGCGGGCGCGATGTCTGTGGCGGGTGTACCCAACGCCAGATTCAAGATGACCGTGGCCGTGATGAAGTCGGATGTGCTGAAGGCTGAAGGCTCATCATTTACCCCACCGACTTCCGTGAATGGCGTCCCCACGTATTTGTATGTGACAGGGATGGCGTAGGCAGAGAGTGAGCTGCAGATGAGAACGGAAACGATTCCAGCGAAGGTGGCTGCCCGCATGTCCGGCCTTTCAGTTGTCTGTTGAAGGCCGGAACCTTATCGCAGGATTGGTCGTTTGTCGAGGTTTGCGAGGTTGGGTATTGAGTTTTTCGTGGGGACGAGTCGCCCATCGGGGCGGTCGCTTGCGCGACATCCCCACGAAATTCAAATCACGCACTC